AGGAATTCTTTTTACACATCATTGCTGCCTATTTACTCGAATGAAGCGTGCCGTTTTGCTAAAGTCTTTTAGAGAAGTAGCCCCAGTATAAGCACAAGCACTACGAACACCGCCACAAATATCGCGAATAACGCCAAATACATACCCCTTATATGGAACCTTGATCTCTTTACCTTCGCTGGTTGCGTATTCGTTTACGCCACCGTTATGCTTATCTTGTGCTATTTTTGACGACATTCCATAAAATTTAAATGACTTTTTATATTTGCCTTCTAATTCTGTTTCACCATACTCCCATTCACCCTCACATTCTTCTGTTCCTGCCAGCATACCGCCCAGCATCACAAAGTCTGCCCCAGCAGCATAGGCTTTAGCTACATCACCAGCAGTTCTACAGCCACCATCTGCACAGACGAGGCCGAGTCTACCGGAATCAGACCTTAAACCATGGGCTACGTGGGCACACTCTGCGATAGCTGAAAGTTGCGGGTATCCAACACCAGTTTTGAGTCTGGTTGTGCAAGCACTTCCCGGTCCAATACCAACCTTGACAATATCAACTTCGCCATGCAGGATAAGTTCTGACACCATCTCTGGTGTGCAAACATTACCTGCCATAATTATCGAATCAGGAAATTCTAGTCTGATTTTAGCACAGTAATCAATAAATCTTTCTGTGTAGCCGTTAGCAATATCAATACAAATATTAGGAGAGAAACCGCAACTAATGCTGATTTGGTGTAATCTTTCTAGCTCATACTCCAAGTCCATACCAATAGTAATCCAAACATCAGATTCTACATTATAATATTTGAAATAACCCTCAATTTCTTCTCCATCGTAATGCTTGTGTAAACAGGTAATCATTTGATGTATACTAAGGACAGTACCCATTTTGAAAGTGCCTGTAGCGTCCATGTTAGCCGCCATCAGTGGTACGCCACGCCACTCTTTTGGAGAATGGTAAAACTTAAATGTTCTAGTTAGTTCAACATCTTGTCTACTGGCTGCCATCGACCTTTGTGGTACGAGTAATACATCGTCAAAATCTAGCTTCGGGGTATTGTCAATTTTCACTCTGAGTCCTCGTTAAATGGAATGTCCGAACCTTCGATCACACCCTCATCAGGCGATGTAAGGATTTGATCTCTGGTTCTAAGTTCAGTTAATCTTGCATGTTCGCCAGACATGTGGAAGTTTATGTAATTGCCGTCTTGTAGTCCTACACCATGTCTAGCTTTATTGTTTACCACTTTGTGTGATCCGTTCTGTGGCCCATCGTCAGCGATTTCCTCTGCCGACTTTAGTTTGAAGTAGGATAGTGACGTACATAGCCAAACAATCCTGTCAGAACCGCTTACAGAGCCGGTATCTTCTCTTGTGATACCGTCACGGTTAAGCTGAACGAATGACAAGCAGGCAAAGTCATACTTAACGGTTAAGTTATGAAGTTCTGTGATCTGAAAACCAAGGGCTTGATACTCTTGAACGTGACCCTTTGCGATTCCGGCAGAACTCATTAACTTTAAGTAGTCATAAACAACTAGACAATCGTTGGTTCTACCATCTTCGTCTTGACCAACATCTCTAAGAATCCATCTCTTTATGATATTCAGAACTGTCTCAAACGGCTGACCGGCCACACTAACATAGGTGTAAGGAATACTTTTGATTTCCTCTGCCGCTTTGTGAACAGCAATTGACTTTTCATCATCCTCAGAAAATCTACCTGTTGCAATTTCGTTGATGGGAACACCACTGATGTGAGCTAGGATTCTATTGAGGTGATCCTCTTTGCTCATCTCGGTATCTAGCATAAGGGTTGGGACTCCCTTTTTAGCATTGTGCAAGGCTACGTTGTCTCCAAACACAGACTTTCCAACGCCCGGACGAGCAGCAACCATGTCGACACACTTGCGGCGTAAGCCACCACCAATGATGGCATCATAGTTTGCGAAGCCGGTTGATAGTCCTATTTGGTCGCACACGTTTGATACCAAGAACTCTAGATAATCATCTATTTCATCTCCAAGTTTCTCGGTCTTAACTCCTGACTCATCTTCTCGTAGAAAGTCTATCAGTGGAGTTTCAATCATAGAGACGATTTCATCAATTGATTCGTCGCCGCTTGCACTTTCGAGATCCTTTTGTATCTTCTTTGTTGTTACTACCCCAGAACGAACGAATTCAAACTTCTTAATCTGTGCAGCAAAGAATGGTACATTGTCCTTGTTGACTGGGTAAGCCATCAAGTCCTGAATGTACTCTAATTGGTATTTTTGATTGATAGAGTCTGAGAGAGATAACTTCTCAGCAGCAGAGATTAGTGCCGGAACATCTAGTTCTGCACCATCTTCTAATACCTTAACTATGCACCTATAAATAACCTGATTGTCAGCATCCACAAAAGTGGAGTGAGAAATAAAGTCACTGATTTCAACATAAGATTCAAAGCCGTAAGCGAAAAGACCAGCAAGAACCGCCCTTTCCGCACCAGCGTCAGTGAGAACTGCCATTTTCTACCTTCCTGTGCATCGGTTACATCGTACATACTCGCCCATCTTTAGATCAGCCCTTATCTTAAAGGATCGACCACAAACGGCACAGTCAACATTTGTTTTGCTTGCCGACTTCTCTCGACGAACAGCTTTACCCATAGCCTCATAAATGGCTGGGTCAAATTCTGGGTCGCGACTTTCGCCCTTGTCTGACCACTGGTTCTTTTTAGCTCTCACTGCTTGTCTTCCCCTTGATAATTCTTCTTGATTTTTAACTACTCTAAAATCCTCAGTCACATTTGACTTAGGTGTTGAGGAAACTGTTTCCTCTTGCTCGTTTTCCTTGCTTGGTAAGTCACGAACATTTACTTTTACGGGTTCTTTTTCTGACGCTTCCATCAGACCTTGCATAAGTTTCTGTTTCTGTTCGTCAGATAGCGAATCAACAAAATCGTCAAAATTCATTTTCTCTTTCCCTTTTCCATTAAGATGTCTGCCTTGCGGCGAACGTTATAATCTCTTTGTTGTAAGTGTTCCATGCGACCTTCTGCCGTCATCTTCCATTCGTTAATCTTGTTAGCAATGTGATTGTTTCTCAAAATCTGACCAACTTTCACTTCGTGTTTCTCGTACTTGCTCCATTCTCCATCCTCGATCTCTTGACTAATGATTTTTTGTAACGAATCCTCACACCACCGAATTACATTCTGCGTCTTGGCTCGTTCTGTGCCGATATGGTCTGCATACTGCATTAGTGAGTATGCGGACTCGAAACATTCTTGCTGAGTAAGACGATCCAAGGCCACGCCGTCGAATGTCTCTGGTATGATACATTCTAAATTAAATTTTACAGGAATGATATGACTACCTAGTATGTAAGCGTCAATACCTTTAAGGAAATGCTCAAGTCGTTCTTGCGAGTTCAATTTTCTCCCTCCAATATTCTGGGTCTTCGTCCCAACGTAGTTCTACCAATTTAATATCGTTAATTCTGCACCACTCTTTCTTGTCTAAATCTCGTCTTTTAGCTTGTGCAAACCCAATCTTAGACTTATGAAAGAACGGTGTGTACTTAAAGTGTTGTTCGCCGTGAACCTCTATACCCATTGTACACGATGGAATGAGAAAGTCAAGGGCTAATTTAGATTTTTTATTAGAAGAACCGGGAAGCGTAACTTCTTCAAGTACCTGATAGGGATGAAATATATCCACTACAAGATCCCTAGCCAGCAAGTGATAGAAGCTACGTCTAATACGAGTGCTTATTAAGAATTTCTTGGTATCTAGATTATACTCTCTACCGTTTAGCCCTACAACTTTCACTCGAACATCTCCCTAATCTGACCGTAGATGTGTTCTCTAAGTTCATCGTTTTCATTTAAGAAGTTGGTTACCTTTTCCATGCCTTGGAACTTAAACACTTTTACAATATCTTCTTCCTTGACGGCATCAGGGTGGTTTTTCTTTAACCAGTCGCTAACAGTTTTTTCTTCTCTATCGTCTACCAAGGATGAGAGAGTGTACCAAGCACCCTTTGCTTGAATTAGTGCAAACTCG